TCGTCTTTCTTATTTGGAATCAATGTGATTTCTCTACATCCATATTCTTTCATAAATGTTTCTTTTATAAAACTTGCTTCTTCAAAACTAATGTCTATATCTAGTGTAACTCTTAAATGCATCTTACTTTTCATTATTTCTTTTGTCTTATCTAACAATGTGCTTAATTTTACATTTCTATACTTAGGACAGTTGCCCCAATTGAAATACACAGGCTCTTTGCCATGTTCCAGTATCATCATGCCTCGTTCATCATCATCTACATCTGCGTAGTTGTGTGGAAATGGATTACCCAAGTAATGAATATTATTTTTAAATTGTCTTTTGTGGAAGTGTCCAGAGAACACATACTCTTGTGCAACAAAATCGCTACCTTTCAATTCTCCTGTGTCAGGCATTTCAACCATTGCATTCATAAAAAAGTTTGGCAGTTCAAAATGTCCGAACATATATTTGCACTTCATCTTACCAACCTTTTTCCATTCATTGCCAACAAGCCAAGGAACCATTACAACATCATCAATCTTTGTAATTTCATTTACCATTGTAATACCTGGAATGAATCTGCCAAATTCTGTTGACTGAACATCTCTGCTGTCTTTGTAATATAAATCGTGATTGCCTGGAAAGAAATAAAATTTATCGAATGCTTTACCTATTTTTTCTAAACATCTTATAGAAGCATCCATTGTGGTTATGTTTACACTGTTTCTGTTGTGATGCCAGTCACCACAAAACATTCCTGTTTCACATCCATGCTGTTTCGCAAGGTCTATGTACCAGTCTATAAATTCTTCGCAATCGTCGTTGTGTAACTTTGAGTTGGATTTCAAACCAAAGTGTATGTCAGTAAAAACCGCTAATTTCTTGAACAAAATAATTCTCCTACTTGTCTACAGCATAACTTAAAAGTCACGCAATGTCAACTACTTCTTAACTTTTTTGGCAACTTTTTTTGCAGGCGCCTTGCGAGGTGTTGATGCATCGCCTTGTGTTTGTCTAGTCATACTAGGCATCATGTTGTTCATTTCAAGAATGTCATCTCTAATGTTTTGATTTCTTTTTTCGATGTTTATGATTCTAACAAATGAATTTGTAACTGCCGCTGTGTAGTATGCAAATGGATTGTTTGATTTGGATTCATCAAACTGTAAACCAATCTGTGCTAATTGCAATATTGCTTGTCCTTGCATTTCATCATTGTAAGTGTATCCTCTTACATTACCTCTTGTACCATATCTTTCACACAACTTCATCCACATCAAAGCCAATTTGTTTGTGGCTTTGCCTATATCTTTGTTAAATTTTCCGTTGTGCAAACCACCTTCCCAATGGCTTTTACCAATACAAGTCAAATTACCTTTTTTATCATACTTCCAATGTTGGAATGGAGGAAAGTTTACTTTTGTCTTTCTGTCCGCTATGTTCCTTGGATTTCTTTTTCTGCCAGGTTCATCTGGTATATGCTCGTAAGACATCACTCTAAATACCACATCGTCTTTGGATATTTTGCGATAATCTATGTCACATTCGGACAGTTTGGTCTTAGGATTTATTGCTTTTCGTCTTTCATATTCCTGCTGTGTTAGCCTTTTGGCTTTGTTTCTCTTTGCCTGGGCCACTGTTCTGATGTTAATTGCGTCTATTTTGCCCACTATCAAATCATATGTGGAATAATCATCTTTGGTATAACTGCAATATGAATTTTTAGATTTGTGTATTTCTTGTAACAAATCCTTATTATTAAGGTAATTTACTTTAGTTTTCATTAATACTTTCTATTAGTTATGCCTTCATTATAAACTGAGCAGTTAATTTTGTCAATAAATAAATGTAAGGATATAACCAAATGTCAAAAGAAAGTTTTAACAAAATTACAAACACAAAAGTAGATCTCAGCACGGTCAATCAGAACGAGGCGTTTGAAAAACTGTCAAATAACCTGGATGCCACATCTGATATTGTAGGCAGACTAAAGAATAAGTTTGTAGACACAGCGGCTAATATTACTGCTAAAGCAAAAAGAATGAGCGGTGAGTTGAAAAATTTAATTAACGGTGAATTGAATGTAGATGGCAATGCTCAAACTATTGTTACAAACAAAGCCAAAGCAGTGGCAAAGGACTGGAGAGTGAGTTTAAGTGTGCCTGAATCTATCAAACAATACATCAAAAAAGGTGGATTGCTTGAACCTTTAGTGAGAACAGATAGTAAAATGATCTTTCCGTACACTCCAACAATTTACGTTTCTCACCAAGCGTCTTACAATCCTTTACAGCCTGTTCACACAAATTATCCATATTATGCATATGAAAATTCAAGAGTTGGACAGATGACAATCACAGGAGAGTTTTTTGTGCAGAATTCACTTGAAGCCAAATATTGGGTAGCGGCAGTGCATTTCTTAAGAACAGTTACAAAAATGTCTTATGGTGAAAACAGTCCTAATAGAGGTCAACCACCTCCAGTTTTATTTTTAAATGGTTATGGCGATTACACATTCAATCAAGTTCCTGTTATTGTAACAAATTTTCAATTTGATTTGAAAAGAGAAGTTGATTATATTTCAACTGGTTTAGGCAGTACTGAGCAGGCTGATGATGACGGTGGAGTATATTCTTTGGATAAAAATGCTTGGGCACCATCAGAAAGTATGATCACAGTTGAAGTTGTTCCACAATACAGTAGAAATCAAATCAGTCAATTCAATTTGAAAAACTTTGTCCATGGAACTGATGTGTTAGATGGAAAAGGATTTATTTAATGGCAAGATACAGTGGAACAAGTCCGTACAGTGCAACAACTATTGTTGACGAACAATATTTAGATATCTTAACCCCTAGAACAGTACCTTCAAGTTCTGATGATTTTTTATACGCAATAGAATCACAGTACAGCAGAAGACCAGACTTATTGGCTTTTGATCTGTATGGATCACCAAAACTGTGGTGGGTATTTGCACAAAGAAATCCAGACACGTTGCAAGATCCAATATTTGATTTTACTCCGGGCACAGAAATCTATATTCCAAAAGGAAATGCAATAAGAGAAGCATTGGGAGTTTAATCCAATGGGTGGAAGAAAAAAAGCAAATAACAATTTCTGGAAAAAGAAACAAGCCGAGAAAAAAGCAAACGTCGACACAATCAAAAGAAATTTTGATAGACGAGGAAACAACTTAGGCAAAAATAATTCTAAAATTACCGTTGATAAATCTGCTACAAATGAAAAAAACGATAAAAATAAAATTGTAGAAGAGAAAAGAAAAATAAATTTCAACAACAAACACAGACCCAATCCACTACATGACTTTAATAATTTTTCAGCAATTATAACTTTAATTGCTATGACAAAAGAAGAAGTAAACTTTCCGAATGTGCTTCTAGACAAAGGCGATTATGGAAAATTTGTAATTGCACAGACGGCTGGTAAAACTGGTAATCGTGCAAACACCAGCACATTTATTGATAAGTCTGTAAAAGGTAATTTAGAATTTTTGATGGACAATTTAGAAGTAAGTTCTATTGTTGCTCCTACAAAAAGAAACAAGCACACACAGGCTACAAACATACGTTTTGAAATCACAGAACCTTACAGTATTGGACTTCTCATAGCCACAATGAAAATACAAGCCGCAAAAGCACAGCAGGCAGATGCATCAGACAAGGAAATTGGAGCATTCAATCACGTCAAGGCGCCTTATGCTCTTTTGATAGACTATGTTGGCACAGTGCCAGAGAAAACATTTGATCCTGGAACAAACAGATTTGGAATTGAAAATGTTGCAAAGGAATATCCTAAACGTCACGTGATTCCAATACAATTTCAATCTATACAATTCAGAGCAAATCAAGGTGGAGCCGTGTATGATTGTCTTGCACGACCACACATGGAATATGGTTTATCTGACATCAACAACAAAATTAGAGAAGATATTACAATTGAAGGTGATACTGTGCATGAAATATTGCAAAGTGGAAATAAATCTTTAATGAACTTTTTGAATCAAAAAGGTGAATACAACGAAAAAGCAAAAAAATACAACAAGAGTAACAGAGTTCCAGATGGAGAAGACTTTGTTATACTGTTTCCACCAGATGAATACAACAATGGAAAAAATAATAAAAAGTTTAGAAACGATATTTTGCGTGATGTTTCTGAAGGATATGATTTAACAGAACAAGACAGTGCTGATGAAAATGAAAGCCAAAGAATAACAAATCAAAACATTTTACGAAACTATGACCCTACAAGGAGAATTGAAAAATTATTGCGAGGCAATTCAGAAGACAATGCCGACTTTATGGTTAATGCAGTGAACAAGTCTGAGGATCTCAACACAGGTGGTGGAATACAAATTAATCAACTGAACGGAAGTGATTATACAGGAAACAGGATTGGAAAAGCCAAAATGGTTTGGGATAAAACCGTGCATAGAGAAAATACAAAAATTTTTCCTGATTTTGATGAAAATTATTCTTGGTGGAGTGGCACATACAAAAGAGATGACATAGGTATAAAATTTGATAAAAAACAAATTAGTTTTCCAAAAGGTACTTTAGTTACAGATATTATCGAGATGGTGCTGATATTATCTGAATATGGCAAAGAATTAGGAGATTCATTAGGTGACAAAGAGTCTGAAGGCGGCTACACAGAATGGTTCAGAATTATACCACAATGTTTTGAATTGAAAGATTCATATGTTGAAGCAGTCACAAAAACCAGTCACAAACTAATTGTGTGTAATGTAATGCCTTATGGTGTGATGAAATCAGTACTGAAAACAGATGATCAGAGAGTTGATCACGTTGAAGAAATTAATAGAAATATTGTGAAAAGGTATGATTACCTATATTCAGGAAGAAATCACGACATTCTAGATTTTGATCTGGTATACAACAATGCGTTCTATAATTCAGTATTAAGAGACCCAAACAATTCACAAAGTGCTGACCCAGGTAAAAAAGGTGAAAACACCATAACAAAAGTAAAAACAACCGAATATGGAGTAAAAGACAATTCAAGTGGCAAAAGTTCATATGCAAGAGAAGTACCTGACTCTGCAGGTGCAAACAATCAAGGCACAAATGATGAAGCATCTGAAACATCTTTTGCTAGAGACTTTAATCAACGGATAATAAATTCTGCTGTTGATTTGATAGACGTGAATGTCACAATACATGGTGATCCATATTATCTACCAAACAGTGGTATGAGTAATTACATCAACATGGCTAAAAGTGATGCGGAAAGAATTGAAGAAGGTGACAGTTACATGATTAACTCTGATGGACACATTAACTTTTTACCAAGACAAACTTTGATAGAATTAACATTTATAAGTCCAATTGATATTGACAAAACTCAAGGTGATTATATTTTTCCACAAGGAACGATAAATGATAGAAACGGCAGAGAAAGAGTAATCAACGAATTTGGCGGCATATTTAGAGTGATAGAAATACGTAGTGAATTTAAAGGTGGAAGATTTACACAGACGCTTAGATGTGTTAGATCAGGAAATATGAATATTACAGATGATAATAGTAATAAGATTTCCACAACAACATACGAAAAGGTTAAACCAGAAGAAACTGATTATAACCAAGAAGATTACAGTAACGAAAGTGCATAATGGGATATAGAAACACAAGAAAATCTTACGCAATTGATCCAGCAAAGAATCCTGGACCATATGAAGCCATTGTGAGAAATGTGCTTGATCCAGGATATGCAGGCTCTATTCAAGTGGAAATTTTAAAAACATTAGACAGTGGAGTCACTAGTCCTACAAAACAAATTATCACCTGTCAGTATCTTCATCCATTTTATGGCACAACAAATATTGCTGATATAAATTCAAACACAGATTTCAGAGACAGTCAACAAAGTTATGGTATGTGGTTTGTTCCACCTGATGTAGGCAACCGTGTGTTGGTTATGTTTGTGGAAGGCAATTCCAACAAAGCATACTGGATTGGATGTATACCACAAGCACTTATGAATATGCAGGTGCCTGGTTCAACTCCAGCCACAACAATGACAGACACTGAAGATCCAGCATTGATTGGAAAAAAATTACCGGTTGGTGAACACAATAAGAGTAGACATCAAGATTGGCCCACAACAAAACCTTTGACGGTGCCTAAGCCAATACACAGTCAAGCAAAATCAGTTTTAGAAACACAAGGATTATTGGCAGATGAAACAAGAGGTTTGACCACTTCTAGTTCAAGACGTGAAGTGCCAAGCACTGTGTTCGGTATCAACACTCCAGGACCTATTGACAAAGTTTACAGCAATAGACAACAAACAAGTAAGAATGCTAGATTGGGTGGTACAAGTTTTGTAATGGATGATGGTGATGACAAATTTGTTAGAAAAACAAAAGCGACTCAAGGAGCATATGAATATGTAAATGTTGAATCAATGGATCAAGAAACATATGCTGGTGCAGAAAAAGAAGCCAATGTTCCACACAACGAACTATTTAGAATACGAACACGTACAGGACATCAAATATTGTTGCACAATTCAGAAGACCTTGTGTACATTGCCAACGCAAATGGCACAGCATGGATCGAAATGACTGCAAATGGTAAGATAGATTTCTTTGCAGAAGACAGTGTGAGTGTTCACAGTAAAGGTGATTTTAATTTTAAAACAGACAGAGACTTCAATTTACAAGCAGGAAGAGATATCAATTTAAAAAGTGCCACAGTGAATCAAGAATCAACAACGCACAATGTTCTTGTGTCTGGTGCACAAACAGTAGAAGTTACAGGACAACAAACGATTACAACTGGCAACACAAATCATTATGCTAGTGGTAATATCAATCTAGATGTTGGTGGATTAGTGAACATAGCCAATGGCATTGCTGTCGCAACGCCGGTGTCGCCTTTAGCGACTTGGAGCCTTCCAGGCGAAGCAAATCCGACCATAATGAAACGTGTGCCACAACATGAACCTTGGAGTCATCATGAAAATTATGATCCAATGGCAGTGGCTTTAATTAAAACAGATAGAAGTGAACAGGAAGATATTGTAGTTGCACAACCAATCAATATTCCAGACACATTTAAAAACGTGAGGACATAATGCCAGAAACAAGTAGAGAAGGAGATTCATTATCCACAGGACATGGTTGCGTTGGTTCAACGGTGCTTGACACTCCTGGGCAATCTAAAGTTTATGTGCAAAATAAATTAGTGGCTAGAGTGGGAGATCCTACTGTTGCACATCCTAATCCACCTAATCCACCTTGTCCAGATCACGTGGCAAATGTTAATGTTGGCAGTTCAAAGGTAATTGTTGTCAATTCACCTGTGGCTAGAGTAGGTGACAGTGCTGATGCAGGTGCAATGACATCAGGATCTGGGAAAGTTATAATAGGGGGTTAAAAATAAAGTAAATATTGTTATGGCAGAGAAAAAATTATATAAAGAGACAGTGGTAGCAGGCAAAGAGTTCAAAACACAGCCACCTAGTCAGAAAATGTACAGAGGCATAAGCACAGTAAATGAAGCAAACTCTTCATTTGCTTTGTATGATATTGGCCTTATCAAGCAAGATTTATTAAATCATTTCCATATTAGACAAGGGGAAAAGTTAGAGAATCCTGAATTTGGCACAATTATTTGGGATATACTATTTGATCCGTTAACAGATGAAGTAGAAGTTGCCTTAAAAAACAATGTTCAGCAGATTGTTGACAGTGATCCTAGAATAAGAGCAACTGCGATTGTTGTTACACCGTTTGAATCGGGTATACAGATTGAAATTGAGTTAGAATACTTGAAATACAATATCTCTGAACGACTTAAATTAACTTTTGACCAAAACAACGGATTACTGAATTAAATGCGTAGTTTATGTCATACAATAAATACTGATATTACAAAAGGACATCATGGCATCTACAGATAGACAAAACCGATTATTATTAGCAGAAGATTGGACAAGGATATATCAATCTTATAAAAATGCAGAATTTAAAAGTTACGATTTTGATACTATTCGTAGAACAATGATTCAGTATATCAGGTCTAATTATCCTGAAGATTTTAATGATTATATCGAATCATCAGAGTATCTTGCACTTATTGACTTAATTGCTTTTTTAGGACAAAATATTTCATTTAGAACAGATTTAAACGCAAGAGAAAATTTTATAGATTTAGCAAGTAGACGTGAAAGTGTATTACGTTTAGCAAGATTAATAAGTTACAATGTAACAAGAAATCAAACAGGTAATGGTTTACTTAAAGTTACAAGTATTGCAACAACAGAAAATATAATTGATAGTAATAATTTAAATCTTGCAAATCAAACAGTTTCTTGGAATGATTCAGGAAATGCAAATTGGTATGAACAATTTATAAAAGTTTTAAATGCAGGCTTAGGGGAAAATGAAAAATTTGGCAAACCAATAAAATCAGCAACAATAGATTCTATTCCTACTGCACAATATAGATTCAACACAGCGACTTTAGATACACCTGTTTACACCTTTTCAAAAAGTATAAGCGGACAAAGTTTAGATTTTGAAATAGTGTCAACAACATTTGACAATGAAAGTTTACAAGAACAAGCACCTAAAGTAAGTGAGCCATTAAGTTTTGTTCACAGAGATGATGGTAAAGGCAATTCTAGTCCTAACACTGGATTTTTCTGTCACTTCAGACAAGGTGTTTTAGATCAAGGAGATTTCACAATTACAAATCCTTCAAACAATGAATCAGTTTCGATTGATGCAAGAAATATTAATAACACAGACGTTTGGTTATATTCATTAAATGGTGCTGGAAATGAAGATACATTATGGACAAAAGTTGACAGCGTAGTTGGAAACAATGTAATTTTTAATTCTACAGCAAAATCCATTAAAGACATTTACACAGTTTTAAGTAGAGCAGAAGATAGAATACAATTAAAATTTGCTGACGGAGTGTTTGGCAATTTACCACAAGGTAATTTTAGAGTCTACTACAGAACAAGTGCAAATCAAAATTTGAGAATGGTTCCTGATGATATGCAGAATATTGCTGTAGATGTAGATTATGTTTCACAGAATAATCAAAATGAAACAATGACTTTGACATTAGGTTTACAATACACAGTTGACAATGCTACAACATCTGAATCAACTGCGAATATAAAAACTAATGCTCCAGCAACTTATTACACACAAGGTAGAATGGTTACTGCTGAAGATTACAATGTTGCACCATTAGGAACTAATCAAGAAATTATAAAAGTAAAAGCAATTAACAGAACAGCAAGTGGTATATCAAGATATTTTGATTTAATAGACGCAACAGGAAAATACAGTAACACAAATTTGTTTGGGAACGATGGTGTAATTTACAAACAAGAAAATGAAACTGTAGATAATTTTGATTTTACTACACAA